TCTTGCGTTGGACAGCCCGTTCTACATGCCATTAAATTGCCTCCAGGTACTCCCCGTAACCTGCTGAGGTTAAACGGACTGCGGCTTCATCATCTACTTCATAGATATGCCCGCCTAAATAAACTTCTTCTGCTGCTATTACTTCCGTAAGCGATGGGTATCTGTAGGAGGAATACACGCCCTGCGTACGGAGAACTGAAATGCCTTGATGTAGTGTCATGCGAGAAAACAAAGGACCGCCACCTGCTGGGGTTTCTTCAACTGTTGGTGTTGTAAATCTATACATGTTATGTCCTTAGTTAGAGGGGAGCAGAGCCGAAGCCCTGCCCCCCGTTGCAACTACAATGCTGCGATTGAAGAACCTGATTCAATGCGGTATAGAGATTCTTCGCGGTAGCGAGAGAATCCAAGTACGCCGTACCAACCGATTGGTCGGAAACGCATGAGTGAATCTGTAACTGGTCCGATAACAACATTTGGCTCAACTGCTACAGCCTCTGCAAGTGCCTGCTTACCGCACAAGATTGTGCTGTAAACGCGAGTTACTGGAGTTACTGTAACAACAGTTGTTGCTGTTACTGCAGCAGTATTTGCTACAGTAAGAGTAAATGTTGTTGTTGAACCTGTGGTTGAGATTGCAGAAATCTTGGCTGTTGAAGCAATGCCTGTTCCTGAAACCTTATCGCCAACTTCTGCGCGAGTAGCAATAACCGCAGATGAAGCAACACCAAAAGTAAATCCTCCTGATGTTCCAGCAACAGTTACTGCTGTTGTTGCGAGTGTTGACTGGTCTGCACCTGACTTAGCAGAATACATGCGGTTAGTTTCAACAAAGAAAGCACCTTCGTATGTACCGATGGTTCCAGCCCAGAGGTTACCCTGACCTGAATCTGTAAGTGAGTGAATATCACGCCAACCCACACTGCCTGTCTCAGCACGAAGGTCGTGTGAAACTTCTGGGTGGATGCCTGTCCAGTAGAGGTTACCCTCGCGTGGTACAGCCTTGCGTGTGCGCAATTTTGCAACTAACTTGCGGATGTCTGCAGAATCAATAGTTGATGCTGCTGTAACGGTTGCTGTTGATGTCGCTGTTGCTCCACCATACTGAACATAAGTTCCGCCGTTAAGTGCTGACATTGCGAGTTGGTCAATGGAGTCTGCCATGTTATAGGCAATGATGTCTGCAACTGCTGGGTCAACATCTGAAAGTGAGAATAACTGCAACTTGCGTGTAACAAGTGCGCCGTTACCCTTTTCTTCTAGTGTGACAGAAACGGTTGATACATCTGGTAATGCCACTGCTGTGACATCTGTGGTTTCTCCGAGTGTTGAAGTAGCAGCCGCCAAGTCGTTGTAGAGTGAGAATACAACGGTTGAACCTGGCATGGCTTGCTGTGCTGGGCGCTTGTCTGCCACTGAACGAATCATTGGCTGGCTGCGCAGAGCGAACTCAACATAGCGGTCATACGCTGTCTTGATAAGACCAGCGATTGCTGTTGTGTCTGTATATGCCATTTAGTTCACCTCCTAAGGTGATTGGTAGTTTGTAAGTTAGTTAATACCAAGGATGGCGTTCAAAGCAGCGGGACCTTCTGCGGATAGAATCTTTGCTAATGCATCTTCATCAATCGTTGGCGCTGCTGCGCTGTTGATTGTGTTGGCGATTCTCTTTGCAGCAGATACATCTTCGCTGTCTTGTTTTGCTTCTTCTGGCGGGGTAACCCCAAAAATATCGCCATGTTCATTGAGCCATCCTGAGATTGCTTCTTCTCCCTCAATATCTTGTGGGATAAATGCTGCGATTTTTGGGTTGATACCCTTTGCTGTCAGTACATCCTTGACTGTACGCTGACGAGTCTGAATTTTCAGACCGTTAGCCTCTGCCTCAAGTTCCTTTAAACGCTTTTCGAGCGTACGGTTTACTTTCCGTAGTTGCTTAACGACATCTCCACCTTCTTCGGTGAAGTCATCTTCGTCATCGTATTCGTAATTGGTAGCCATCTACCTATCTCCCTTGTTAGTTGTATTCGCAATCCACAAACGCGGTTCGGGGAAACCATGTCGGCTATTGCTACCAGACTATTACGCTGACGGGGCTGGTGGGTCCGTTCAGGATTCTATTTATTGGTTCGTAGTGCTTTTCAGCGAAGTAGAACCAACGCCGCTTGAACCGCCGAAACGATACTTCGTTTCTCTTTCGGCTCTGCGTTGTGAAGAAAGTATTGAAGCCTGCTCTTGAGCAATGGCTGCATTGACTGCTTCTGTATCGTTGTAAGTCTGACCTTCGATACCTGCAAGGCGTGACTGTGTACGAGCAAGTGTCTTAGCCTGCCCAAAGTCTTTCTTAAGTGCTGCTAAATCTGCAGTACCAGTGGCTCCGATAAGTGACTCGGCATAACCTGTACCTAATGAAGCCTTGCCTCCAAGGTCAGTGAACCCTGCGTATGTTGCAGCAGCACCAATCTCAGCAGCACGAACCTGCTTCTTAATAATGTCCATACCCTTTGTGGGGTTGAGCAGATATGAAACAACGGCTGAATCATCAATCTCTGGGTAGTAACCCTTGAGTTGCTTGACTACATCTGCATTATCAGCAACGCGAGTCTTGGCGATATTTACTCGCTCCTCGAATTCGCGTGGTGATACTAAATTAGCAATGTACTTACCTAGTTCAGCGCGAGTACCAAATACTCCAGAATCTAAACCGTAGGCTCCAAGTGTTTGAAGGTAGCCCTTCTCCATTGAGATATATGTAGCCTCGTTAACAGCCTGTCCTGCATCTCGCAAAGCCTTCATGCCTGGAAAACGCTTCATATATGCTTCTTGCTTAGGCAGTTCAAGTTTAATCTGTGATGCAGTAAAGTCCTGACGAATCATCTCATCAACGGTATCTGCTAAATCAGCAAGACCCATTTCGGTAAGAGCGGCTTTGAAGTCTTGTTGCGCAGTTCTTTTTGCCTGTGCTTCTATTTCAGCCTTAGCCTTAGCAGCGGCTGCTGCTGCGGATGTTGCTGAGTCAGATGATTTCTTTGTAGACCAAGTTGTAACAAATGCGTTTAGTTCTGCTGCAGAGTTAAATGTCTTTATTACACCAGTATCTGGGTCGGTCCATGTGAAGGCTCCAGTAGCACCACCTGTGCCGTCAGTTCCACCCGTACCGACTGTACCGCCTGTACCTGCACCAGTTGAATATAATTGATATTGACCAGTGGTAGTTCCACCAATCCACCTATACACATAACCAGCGGGCGCAGATGGCGGTCCTGCTGCTTTATTAAATAATGGGTTGCTGGCTTCAAGCGTGGCGCGGGTTGCTGCTGTTTCTTCCCTTTGTGCCATAAGAACCTGTGTAGCAGTTTTCTTGCTACCATCAGCGTTTAAACCTTGGGCAAGGTTTAGTTCTGTTTGTGTCTTTTCTAGGTCAGCAAGGCGTGCTTGAGATTTTACAATCTGCGCATTAAGAGCAGCCAGCATTTCGGCATCGTTAGTTGGAGCCTTAGTAGTTGCTGCGTTTTGTGCTGCAATAACTCCGCGCCCAGCGCGGGCTTGCGCCATAAGTTTACGGTCTGATGCATCAATGTCGTCTATTGCCATCAGCCGCTGAACCCAAATGTTCGTGCAAGGTCAAGTGCCATATTGCTATATGTTTCCTTTGCATTTTTTGTATACTGCCAGAGTTTGTCTTGCTTAACTTGCTTAGTGAAGTCAGCGAAGGTGCGGGCATTGCCAGTTGTGTTGTCAACAACTTTACCCATGAGGTCATCCCATGTAATTGCTGTTGAGTCAACCTCTAACAAGTTAGCCATCTGTTGGCGGTAGTTATTGGTTACTTCATATAGGCTACGCCCAGCCTTGAGAGACTCGGAGAACGGCTTGTATGTTGGACTATCCATTGCTTGTTGCTTCATTGAATAAAGCCAATAGTTAGCATCTCTACCATCGTTAGGGTCAAGAAGTGAGAAGTTAATCTCCTTCTCAAGCGCTGAATCAATCTTGATGCCATACATATATGCCTGGTTCTTAACCTTCTCAAGTGTAGAACCAAGGGTTCCTCCACCTGTAAACATAACATTTGATTTGGTTGCAATAAAATCTTCTAGTTGCGCATCATCCCAACCGTTCTGGATGGTCTGCATAGCAAGACCTTTAATAAATTCTGAGTTGTCAATTAACTTGCCAGTGGCTGGGTCAGTTGACATTGCTGAGATACCAAGGGTATCCAACTTAGCGGCAATGGTTGACATCTTGTTCTGGACCTTCTCAGTGAAGGTAGATGCATTGCGTGGGTCAGATGTCTCAAGAAAGAAAGAACGCATTGATGGCAATGTTGTCTGCCACCAGATAGTACCCTTAAGTATTTCCATAAAGGTTTTTTCGTCATACTTAAATTTCTTAGCATCCTCAAGAAGTTTATCAATCTGAGCCTTCTGAGTCTTATCTTCAAGGGAAGCAAATGTACTACGCAGGTATGACACCCAAAGTGTTTTAGTATCTAAGCCATCTGCTGGAGGAGGAGTATCAGACCCATCGCCAGGTTTTGGCTTTGGCTTAACGATTACTGGTGGCTTGTTAGCAACAGTTGGTGTCTTGTCAACAACATCTGGAGTGCCATCGCCGTCAGAATCTTTAACTCCAGCCTTAGGTGTAACAGGAGGAGTTGCAGTAGCCTTATTTTTTTCTGCAGTAATCTTATTATCAACATCAGTTGTATCTTCGTCAAGGGCTACCTTGCGGAGTCGTTCTTCTTCAAGAGCCTTTAACTTTTTCTGTGCTGTTGTTCTTTTAGCAGCATCACGCTTTGTCTGCACTTCTTTATTTGCGGCAGCAAACTGTTCACGAAGTTTCTTAAGAGCGGCAGCAGCCTTATTAAACTCTGGGCTACCTGGCTTTTCTGATTTAACAATTTGCTCATACTGATAGATTGCTCTACCAAGTTGCTGTAGTTTATCCTCAGGTGTCTGAGTTTGGGCACCTGCTCTTGGGTCTGCCATTAGCGTGTACTCCTAACATCTTTAGCAACCTCGTTATAGATAGCATCAAGGTATGTATTTTCTGTACGCTTAACAAACTCAGGGCTTGACTGGACCATTGATTCAATAGCCTGTTGACGACCACTAACACCCGTATCTTGGCTCTGACTTAAGAAAGCATTAACACCTTTACGGTACTCAACGCCTACGGCATTGCGACCCAACAACTGTTGGTAGACAGCCTGAACATAGGCTGATGCCTCTTGTTCAGTAAAGACTGTACCGCCACCTTGAGGAGCGCCACCGCTTGCAGCAAGTTGCGCGAGGATGGCATCAAAGTTTGCTGACTTAGGTGCGCCAGTACCAGCAGCGTTGCCAGAGTTTGTCTTTGGCTTGTCTTTTTCGCCTGCCATTAAACCACCACCGAATCATTTATGAAGTAACGATTAAAGAACTCACCGAACTCTGGACTTTCGGCAACTAACTGTGTCTTGATTGCACCAAATACATCTGAAATATCTGCATTGCTCTTTGCCTCTAGTGAAGCAGAACCACCTAAGCGGTCACGCTGAGCAAGGACTGCAGCAATCTTCTTGCGTACATCTAGGTAGACAGCAAGTGATTTAACTACTGGGCGATTGCCATTGGCAGTCATCCAAGCCTTATCCTGTAGCGCTGTCTCAAGAACTCTTGCACGGCGCTCGTACTTGCCTCTATCTGGTGAGATGTACTCTGAGTACCAGTCGAAGTTAACTTCTGCAGTTGCCTTAACCCATAGTCGCTTTGCTTCTAAGTGGTTAGCAAGTTTAGGGTCGCGGTCAGAACTGATACCGTTTTGAATCTTGAAGGCATCAATGCCATCCATAATTCTTCCGAACTCAGTCCAGCCACGCTTGATGTTGGCATCGCGTACGAGTTCAGCAGGGTTACGATTCTGACGATAAGTATTCTTTGAACCAGGGTATGCACCTTTACGGTACTGCCATTGGTATGCTGCTTGACTAAATGTGTACTGACCATCAAAGTCATTGGCAAGGAAGCCAATCAACTCTGGGTTATCAGATGCCTCTGCAGCAGCCATAAGGTTGCCGTACTTCTTAAGGTTACGCACTGTCTGCACATTTGCCTCAAGCCCACCTGGACTCTTAGAAAGACTAACAGTAGCCTCGAAGTAATCTGGATACATCTCAAGGAACTTAGCCTCTGCTTCGCCTGCTCCGTATTGTTCTTGGAACTGACGGAACGCACGCTGGTAGAAATCCATCTCAGGTGAGATAGCAAATGGTGCAGAGATTGAAGTCAACGCACGGAGCAAGAAGAACTTGTTTGTCTTATCTGTAATCTCATCCAATGTAGGCTCATCACGCTTGCCTGAATTGAAGTTGTATGTTTCGTAACGAAGCATCTGATTAAAGGTACGAACATAGAGTTCATCCTGTGTCCACATCGTTGTTAAACGGCGTATTACAGCAGGGGTAAACAAGTCTGTTACCTTTTGTGGCTGACCTGCAGGGAAGAAAGGCTCAAACGCTTGTTCAAGTTCTGGTCTGCTTTTAAGAATTAGATACGCTGGAGCAACAAGGATAGGACCAGCACCTGGGTTACCAGGTTGACCCTGTGTAATAACATCAAGGCTCTGCAGCGGGATGTTAATGTTCTTAAATGAGTTTTCAACAATAGGCTTCCATGATGCTGGAAGTGAATTGATGAATCCTTGTGGAACCTGAATAACTAGGTTACCGCCTGCGCCAATCTGGGTAGCATCTTCGATGCGGTTACCATCTTGGTCTACAACTAACTGCCCATTAACTACCTGAGCAATGGTGCGTGAGATGTTGGTTAAGACAGAAGGGTTCTCTGTGACGATACCACCCCAACGCTTAATAGTATTCTCATAAGCCTTATAGAAGGGGAACATCAGTGACATTACTGTGCTAGATGATGCACCTGTACGGCGAACAATCGTAAAGAGCGTGCGCTCTACTTCTTGGCGTGCTTCTTCTCTTGCACCGCGTACTGCACGGCTAAGTTCTTCTGCAGTTAGACGGTCAGTACCCTTGGCTGTAGCCATCTGGTCAATGTTCAAACGCAAACGGCGAGAGTAAACACTCTGTGTTAATGGGTGACGAGCGAATACATCTTCTGGCAGTGAGCCAAGGAAACGCATTACGCGGCGGTTAAAGGTATCAATAAGGCGCTCTTGGTCCTTGTATTCCTTAGAGGTAGTAACAAGAAGTCCGTTGATTTCAGGCAACTCCTCTGGGTTCTTACCAAAGCGATTGACTAGATAATCCTGAACTTCGCCGCCTGTCATTGGTCTACCCTCTGGGGTAGCCGCTGAAAGGAATAGCGCTGTTTCTTCATCTGGGATGTAAACCTTTACAGCATTGCGAGTGATTGCAATTTTCTCTGCAAGGTGTTCATCAAGTTCACCAGCACGCAACTTAGTAAATCCAATGCCCTCACCAACGCGGGTGTAGGTATCATTGGCATACTTGCTGCCATCAAATGTCTTGAACCACTTAAGTAAATCTGTATCAGTGGCACCGTCAAGAATCTGACGAACCAGTGGGTCCATCACTCCTGATTCTGGGTCACGGAAGTGCATGTTAAGTATGTTTGACCAAGCCTCAAAATAGCGTGGGTCATTAGGCTTAACTCCGCTTACTGTGCGTGAACCTATGCCAGTTGTAAATGCCATCTCCTGTGAAGATACCATTGCGTTCCATGTCTGCTCAGCAGATGTACGACCAAGGAACCATGATGCGCCTTCAAAAGCATTAGGCAGTGCATAGTTGTGACCATTGGCTGCAACATCCATAGTGCCATAACCAAGTCGTGACTTGATTGCATTGCTTTCGGCTGCAGTAATACGAGCGCCAATGCGGTCTGCCATATCATCAAGATGTGCATGTTGCATTGCGTAGATGCGTGAGAGATTCTCAGCAGCATCCTCAACACCATTGTTAATCATAGCGTGGACATTTTCCTTAGTGTAATAAGGATTAACTGCGTTGTCTTTACGCTGTATTCGTTGGCGCTTTACTGCCTGATGACGAGCCATGCGGCGTTCTTTAGCAGTTGCAAACTTCTGCTCCATTGCTGGGAAATCCTCAACAACTTCTGCTAACTTTTCTTCATCAAGTTTAGAAAGGTAAGACTTAACACTGTTCTCTCGACCCTCTGCACCAATGGTGCCAGGAAGAACGATGTGACTTACGCCACCTGCACGCTTATCATCTGCAACAATCAAACGACCATAGCCGTTATCTTGCATAACCTTTGTGGCTTTGTCGTCTGCATCTTTCCAGCCTTTGCTGGTTACCCACGCACGATAAGACTTTTGGCTGCCACCGAAGGCAGCATCTTTAATCTCTACAGGGATGTCACTCCATTGAGTCATATACAGTGGCTTGCCATAGGCACGCACTGGGGTTACAGAACCCTTAACTGCATTAACTCTAAAGATAGGGCGTACTGACCAGTCCTTAAACAAGACTGTTTCTAAGTCATCTGATTCGCTAGTAAGTACAAGTGTCTCATAGTCAATAGCCTTGACCTTTTGCCATGTAGCACCACGCTTGATTTCAACTGAGGCACCGCTATTAACGGCATCAATCATATCTGACTGCAGGCGAAGCATAGCCTCATTAAGCACATCTTGGCGCTTAGGTGTAGGTAACTTGGGTTCTTCTACGATTGCGCGTAGTGTAACAACTTGCTTGATTTCAGGAAAATCTTTAGTTGCTGCCTGTCCTTCAATTAAATCAACAACTTCAAATTTTGTTCCCGCTGGAAGTAATACTTCGCTTTCGCCAAATATATCAGCATCAGTTAATTTTAATTCAATACCCTGTGTTTTAGAAAGTTCTGAATCTAATTTAGAGAAACCCCTATAAGATGCAACAATATCCAATCCATTTGTACCTTTAGGTAATTGAATTCTAACAACTGTGCTATTTTTTTCTTTACTAACAAAAGCAAACTTTTCTGCAATTCTATATTTTTTGGATGTAGATGTAAATCCTTTTTCGGTAATAACATCGCCAACTTTTGCATTAAGAATATCTGGGTTAGATGTTCCTCTATACACAACTGTGTTTTCTTTGATAACGCTGCGTTGAATTGCTCGCTGCAACATTGCGGGAATTTTCTCTTTGTTTGTAGTTCCCCATCGGTTTGGGTCACGCAAATCTAGTTGTGTTTCAGCGTACCCACCACGAACATATTGTTTTACTTCTTCAAATTCAGCAAGTGGCATTTGCTCCGCAACACCAGGAGTTCCAATTTCTGCACCAGGAGTTAACTCTGGCTTCTGACCAAGGCGACCAGGCTTACCTGTTGGTGTTGGTATGTACTGTTCAACTGACTTGATAATGCCACCTGATGCGTAACGATTAGCAATCGTAGGCGAAGCAGACAGGGCAAGAGAGCGAGTCTTGTCGAGAGCAAACACATCATCTGGGCTACCGTGATAAAGGGTTACTGATTCCAGGTCCTCAAGTGCGCCACGAAGTGTGCGTAGTTCATCCTCTACATTGAGAGGACCAGTATCTCCAGTGAGGCGTAACTTAAATCTATCGCGCTCAATCTCACCGATGCGAGTTGATACAGCCTTAGCAAGTTGC